CACAAAAATGGTTGCTTTTCTGTCGGCATCAATAACTACTTTTAGGTGAAGAGTTTGGTTTGCAGTAACGGTTATAGGCAAAGCACTGATAAAATCTGTGCCAGCTATTGAATGAACAAAGTGCAGCACCGTGAAGTCGGTGAACGCTTCAGAGTTTGTTGCGTCAGTCTGAAATTTAAAAAACACTTGGTCAGCATCTGTAGCAACAAGTTGATCGTTAGTTAACTTCAAGCCTGCCCATATTTTTTGATTATCAATTGCATTCGTTGATATTGAACATTCCCATTCTGTGTAGTTTTCAGTACCCCACAGTACACCTGTCCAAGCTGTAAACCCTGAATCCAAGTGAGGTGCGACAATAGCCTGATCTTGGTCTGCACCAGCGGTTGTAATAGTTAGGCCAGCCCGTGTGGTATCAAAAGTAACCAATGCTGTTGTCATGTTGGTGCCGAGAATTTCAAACTCTCTGTTTGCTGCCCGTGCTACTTCTACCGTGTAGGCTTGGTCGATATTGGCGTTTGTAGCTGGTCTTTTTTCAAAGTATGACTCTAGGTAATATCTATCAGAAGTACGCGCACCTCTATTAACGTTATTAGCGTTTGTTCCATAAACAATGACCTGACCGTCAGAGTCTACTTCAAATTTATCATTTACTTGATTTCCGGTTGTTGTGTTAGAGGCTAACGATTGAAAGCCGCCCTCAGAGCGCACTGGTCCGCTAAAAGTAGAATTACCCATGATTATCTCCTGTCGTGGGTTAAGTCAGACACAGAATGCGCCTGTCAGGGATATTCATACTCTAAATTAGATTTACAAAAAAAGAAAGAGGGCAGTTAAACCGCCCTCTTTCATAGTTAGAACATTTGTTCGGGTTACGCGCCGGGTGAGCCGAAGACGCAACGTGGGTCCGAGAAGCCAAATGAATAACGCTCACGCGCTTTGAACCGCATGTTGCCTGTATCAAAGTCTGCTTCCATGTTTGTACGCATGGGAGAACGCTCAAAGTGCTTAAAGCCGTTTGGCGCGTCAGTCTTCAGGAAGAACGCATCAGTATCGGTCAGGAAGTGGTTAATGGTATAACCCTCTGGAAGCATACCCATGTTGCGAAGTGCGTTTACATCATTATCAGATGTGCCAACACGCAAGGTCGATTCCAGCAGACGATCTGCAACGAACTGAAGCTGTGGTGGAATAATCAACTTAGTGCCTTTTAAAGCAATAATCATATTCCGCTCATCTACAAACGTTGAAATGTCGATTAGAGCATTTTCAAGCGAAGTTTCGTTGAGGTCAGCCGCAGTCGTTGGTTCATTGCGGAAAGTACCGCCTTGAGCCAACGGGTGGTCAGTTGCACAAAGTTCTTTTCCATCACCACCCGTAAAGGATGAGCTAAAGGCGTTGTTAAGAGTAGCAGCGGCCTTAACTTGCTTGGAATGCGCCATAGAGCGCGCAAGAGCTTTAGTGTAACGAGCGCCAAGACGATCATAGAGATTGTCTTCAATCGCTTCTTCGGTCAAAGCGAACGCTAAGGCAATGGTTTCATGGGTGTAACGGGCGGTGTACGCTTCGTTAGCATCATCAAACGATATGCCAGCACCTTCGGTTTTTGTGGGAGCATTCCCAAAACCTGAAAGCATAACTTCTTCCTCGAAAGCGCGATCTGATGTCTCGGTTTCGTAGATTTCGCTATGCTCATTATCGTAACGGTTATATTCCATTCCGAAGAGTGCGTTTAGTCCCGGTTCTAGTTCTTTAACCAGTTGTGAACGTGAAATAGCCATTGTTTAGCTCCTTACGCTAATCCGACGCCTTTAAGGCCGAATATATGGTTTCCAATGACACAATACACGTTTGTATGTGCTGATCCTACATCACTATTTTCTGGGTCTTCAGAAATATCAATGACTTTCAGAGGCAATCCAGTACCTGTACCACCGTCCGAAACATTAAGCTCGGAACCAGCTACACCGCTTTTGGCGTTGCCTGCGGTAGTATAGATAACGTCGAAGTTGCCAAGCAAGTCAGCAATTGGGAATGCAACATTACATTGAATTTCAAAGATAACCATAGGGTCATCAATGATGAACGCAATAATATCAGCAGCATCAGTGCTTGCAGGGTATGAATTGCTAAATACCTGTTCCCCAGTTGTGGGGTCAGTGAATTTACAACCATTGAATACGCCAACAATAGGTACTGTTCCGCCATCGGCATGTATCTCTACAGTGCCGCCAGTGACTTGCATAACCATGTCACCTTGGAAAATTGCAGTACCGTAGTCTGCGGCGATCCGATATCGGCTTTGTCCACCTGTGAACGGGGTTCCCCCAATTCGCTTTACGGGACGAAGACCGAATGCAGCGTCTTGATTCGCCATCGTTAATCTCCTTGTTTAGCCCCTCTTGAGCCGAAGCTTACAGAGGACTTACGTTGTGGTGCCAATTTTGGCATTAAGGCGTTGCTATCCCGCATCCAGTCGCGGTCAACAGCGTCCATTTGATTTTGTGCCACTTTTGCATAGTGACGATTCCGCTGTTCTACGAGTTCGACGGGGATACGAGCAAGTACAAGACCACCAACACCAATGATGCCAGCGTTCCTTCCCTCATCAACTATAGGACCAAAGTATTCTGGGTATTCCTCAGCGCGAACGAGTTCCCAGCCTTCTTGCCGTTTTTTATGAACGTTTGTTTTATCGTCATATTCCATGACAGATTCACGAATCCATCGATGCTTGTACCCCACGGGGGGTTCAGGAGCGTCTAAAGCAGAACCGGGACGCCATTCTTGAACACGTTGTTCGTGTTCCCGCGAGTCTGAGTCACGTGATGCCCTATTAGCCATATCATTCACTCCTATTCTCAATTTTAACAACCTCTTTAGCATACACTTCAAGAGGTATCCGCATTTTATTGGCAAATGCGACCTGCCCCGGCGTAAGTTCCACCGATTTCTTCCGCCCAGACTTTAGTGACCGTCCGTTGCCAGACGAAGGTGTAACAACTTGGGCGCGTTGTTGTTTAACCTCAAACTTGTTCGGCATCTCCCTGCGAAGACGCTTATCTACCTCCGAATAGTAGACATCAGATGAAGGATCGAAGTCCTCTTCCAATACCAACTGTTCATGGATTGCTTGTGCCGCTCTTGTCATAACGCGGTCTTGTCCAAACCAATCGTTTTTAGACAGCCATGTCTCCAACTTGGGGTCTTGGCGTTGCGGTTGCTGTTGCTGCTGTTGCTGTTGTTGTTGTTGCTGTTGTGCTTGAGCCTGTTGTACTTTTTCATTCTCAACATCACGCGCAGCCTTTGCCTTTTGTAGCCGTAGACGTTCTTTTTCTATCGCTACTTGAGACAATGCAGATTGCGCTTCTGCAACACGGTCATAATCACCAGCCTCATGCGCCTCAGTCAAAGCACGTTTAACTTGCGCTTCCTGAGAAGTAATTCGGCCTTCGTATTCTGTTCTGTAACCTTGATCCAACTGTGCCAAACGAGCTTTCATTTGCTCATTCTGCTGTTGTACCTGTTGAGCATACTGTACCGCAGCCTGCGCTTCTTCCGAAGCCTGTTTGCGCTTTGCAGTAAGTTGGTTAATTCTTTTCTTGACGCTTTCGCTATAATTTTCTAGCTCATCGTCGCCATCTGATTTTTTCCGAACAGTTGTTCGGGTTTCTTCGTTATCAGACGCAGAAACGTTATCTTCTTGAACTTCATCATCAAGTTCAACAGAAGTACCAGTTTCTAATTCGTCATCTTCACGAATGTTCTCAGCCATAGACATTTTCCTTGCTCTCCCTGTCGTTATACATACGAAATATCTGTTGGGTCAAGGATAGTCGCTATGATGTTATCATCATTTATGATTCTAACCTCAAGACCATCCACTTTAAACCTATTGCCAGCATATCTTCCTATAAGAACCCAATCCTTTTCAGAACACCAAGGTCCACTTGGGAACTTCTGGTTATCTGTGTATGAATCAGGGCCAAGCCGAACAACGTATGCAGCCACAGTTGCAAACGCTTCACGGTCTCTGGTCTGATCTGGAATATACAAGCCGCCTTTGGTCTTGGCGCTTGGATAATAAGGGATAATAAGAACGCGATAACCTGTTGGCTGTGGTAGCCTGTCAATCGCTGATGAATCCAACTCAGATGGATCGTTCTCATTCTTGTTTTCTTCTGAAGAATGCTTGCCAAAAGCTGTTTCCAAAGGGTCAGGTAGCTTTGTTTTCTCTACTGACTTGCCTTTTGCAACTGCTTTTGCAACGTGGTCAGGAACAAATAACTTTTTAGTCATCGTCTATGTCTATGCCTTTCATCGCGGTTTTGATGTCATCTTCCACGTAGGCCATTCCGCGTATTTCGCCTACGAGATACCGATATTCGTCCCAAGACGAAACCGAACCGTCCGCGAGTCTGTCCTTTAGACGAGAATCGCGCTCACGAATGTTTTTGAATAGATATTCGGCTAAGTGTATAGCGTCCATGCTGTATCTCCCGCGCATACAGTATGCGATTATGCGGGATATACAAGGATTATCGCCAAGTAGTTAGAAAATACCCTTAAACTTCTGGGGTTTCGCTATCTTACTAAATCTTTTTATAAAACGACTTATTCTTTTTGGCTGGCTTTTGGGCTGGCTTTTTAACGGGCTTTTCAACTTTAACGGCAACTTCATTGCTAACCACCTCTGGCACTACTGGCGTTTCAACAACAGGTTCTGGCGCTACAGTTATAGCAGCACGTTTTGCTGCTTTAATCTCTGCTGCCATTTTTTCTCTTACAGAAGAACTCATTTTTTATTTCCTTTTTCTGCAATTTCTCTTGATTGTTCTTTAATTTCTTTTTGCTGCCGTTCTAAATCAAGGAACTGCTGGTCTACATCGCTAGTCTGAGGAAAGTCTAAGACTTTACCCTTTGTCATTTCATCGCGTTCATTACAGCAATATCTTTTTGCGTCTGAATGCGTTCCTCAGCAATTCTAGTCTTGTCCTCTAACGCAGCCTCTGACACATCAATGCGCTGCTGATCTACCAGAACATTGTTACGCTCTTTCTCGCGCTCCATTTCCTGTCTGGCATCAAACTCAGAGGTTTTGCGCTGCATGTCAGCAGATTTAAGCTGCAATTCCTGATTGCGTATATCAACCAACGGGTCAGACTCGGCTGGTGGCTCAACTGCCTGTGCCAAGCTCTCAGTCATGTCAGCAATTATAGCCGCTGCAATCTGATCTATCTGTGGTTTGATCTGCTCCATCATTTGCTGCATTTGCTGCGGGTCTTGCTGGATTTCAGGTGGAATACGTTCCATAATTTGCTCTTGCGCCTGCTTCTCGCCCAACAGACCTATATGCTCCTGAATGTGGCCTTGCAGGGCCATAATAGCATTAGGGTTAAGCTGCATAGCTGGCGTAGACATAACGGCCATATGCGTCTCTATGTGAGACTGATGGTCCTGTTCAGGGAATGCCTGCAATGGCTGTCCCATCAAAGCGTTCTGGTTTTCTTTAGCCGCATTCATAGGGGGTGGTGGACCGGGAGGTGGGGGTAACATGGCATCAATGTTATTAACGCCAAGAGCTTCATACATTTTGCGGTACGCTTGATACAGCCCCTGTGGGCCACCGTGTATTTCAGGGTTTGACTGTACTAACTGCAATTCACTCTGCGCCAAAGCAATACGCTGTGACATGGAAAAGATGTTAGGATCACTAACAGGCATTACATCAACACGCTGGTCAAAGTCCTGCGCTTTAATCTCTGGGCCAAACTGCTGCGATACCATGTAGGGGTATGGCTCTAAATCCTTAGAGAATATTTTTGCTAGAAGTTTAAATTCAAGCTTTTGCGAGTAGTGCATCCGCTTGTGAATTGCGGACATAACCTTTGTGCCGCGCTCCATGATAGCCATAGTAGTGCCTACGGGCGTTTCTCCGCCCATCTCAGCCACCTTCATGTCCGCCATTGATGCGAACCTGCGACCAGCGTCTACAAGCGTTCCTAGCAGGTTATACAGCGTGGCAGAAGGTTCCTTGAAAGGCAGCGGCATAAGAGATGCCTGCAACGTCTGACCAACCACATCAATGTCACGAAACTCACCGGGCTGTAGTGGGCTGTCTTCATCACGAATACGCGCACCACGGGCCTTAAAGCCAGCGGGTAAGTTAGCCAACGTACCCGCATCAATTAACTGACGCAGAATAGACGTTGACGCCATAGCCAAGCCGCCAATCATATGTGTTAAACCCAAGCCATAAAAACCCAGACCCGGCAGGAATTTGTAATGCACAAAGAATTGTTCGGCTCTCTTCATTGGGTCCGCTTCAGCGTAATTACGACGAACTGATAGTATCTCATCGGAATCAACCAAGATGGTCACAATGTACGGCAGTTTAAGGCCAGTGGGTTCGCCATCCATGCCAAGGTCTTCAAAGCCCTCAATGTCCAAAGACGTATGAATTTCATAAAGGGTTAAATCAGTAGATGAATTTGACGGGTGAACGCCCTGCACATCATCAATGGATTCTCTAATCTCATTAATCTTATCGCCTTCGTACCCATCGGTGGGAACGTCGATGTCAATGTAGAAACCATTTAGTTGCAGCTTGCGGACCTCGTTTGAATCCATGTTAATGCGCTGCGTAATGCGGGGCGAAGATGCCAAGTCAGTTGCGCCATACGGAACAATTAAATCTTCGGCGTGAACAAAGCTACTAACAGCCCGTTGCTTCAAAGGATCACGATAAACCTTTTTAAACGTTGAACCAACAACAGGAAGATAGAACAGCATTTGATCCAACTCTGGATCGTACTCTTCCATCTCGTATGTAATCATATAATTCATATAATCTTTAACGCGCTCGGCCTGCTTGACCAGTTCACCATTTTGAACGCCAATAATCTGCGTTCTAATAGGACCATTGGCGGGTAAAAGCTCGCGGTAGGCTTGTGCTTGGAACTGGGTAACACTTTCAGCCAGCAATGGATGAATGACGCCAGAGGAGCCTGCAAACGGCTCTGTGCGCTCCTCAGTCTTCATTCCCAAGAACTCTAAGCCCTGCTTGTATGTATCTTCCCATTCTTGGCGGGAGGATAGATCATCCTCAATGTCACCAACCAAGTCAGACGCAATGCGTCCTAGAATTGAATCATCAATAACTTCAGCCAAATTGCCATCAAACGGCAATGGTGGCATCACTTCTTCTTCTTCTGAATACTCACCCACAATGGCACTGCCATCGTCAAATTCAAAAAGGCCGGGGTCTTGAGCTAGTTCGGTAAGCTCAGTCATAATTCCGCTTTCAGGAGCGATAGGCATTTCAGGTATACCGCCCGGTCCTGCCTCACGATCTATAAATGCCATGTTATTCTCCTGTCGTAGTGTTGAGGCAGAAAAGCTCTACCAGCGGAAGTGTGGGAACCGGGAGCCATTGATACAGTTCGTCGGGAGGAACGCGATGCACCAATTTAATCCGCCTCAACCTCTTCAGTTATTACAGCCCCGCAAGTGGGGCAAGTAACAGCAAATTCTTCTGATTCATCTTCATCTTCATCTTCAACATCCTCAATCACAACGTCCTCTTCAGGATTAATAAAATAATCCTCGTATGGCAAATCAACGTCTATTGTGATTCTGGGCATTATTTCACGCCAATGAATTTTGTACCGCGCAACGCTGCACCGCCACCGCGAGAAAACCCTGTGTGATCTTCTGCAAACGAGGCTTCTACAGCTTGGGGATAATGCTCCTGCATAACGCCATTAACCTCAACGCTACCGCCTTTAGCAAAAAAACCCATATTATTCCGAACACCTTTTGGTAGTTTGGATAGACCTTTGTTGCTGGAAGGGACTGCTTTTAGTTTCTTGCCCATTAGTTAACTCCTTTAAATGAGCCACCACGGCCCTTCATTACAACGCCGCCGTGTTTCAGACCTTTTGTTTTCTGACCATCTGTTTTTCTATAAACGTCTTCTACCGAGTCTATAAAAACGTTTGCTGAAAGGGTTCCAGCGTCTTTTCCTGTCATTTCACCGCTGATGACTTTTTCTAACAGGGCATCGTCTATAGCCCTTTCAGTTTTAGTTTTTCCCCCACCAGCGGCGGCAAGCCTAGCTTTTTTCTCAGCGTCTGATTGAAAAAACTGAGCGCCAGTTCTTGTCTTTGTAGTTTTATTAACCTTTTTAGTTTTTTTAGCCATAACAATCTCCTAGTAATACTCTCGACGTGTCTTGTGACTGTATTCATCTTCATCATTATAGTCTGTGCGAGTCGTAATAAAACCACCCTGTCTAAATCGCAGTATAGCCTGTGTCATGCTATCCGCCAAGTCATCATGTTCGCCATTGGGAAAAGCAGCACACTCTTCCATAACTTCATCAGCGAATTTAGTGTCAGGACACCAAACAATACCGCTCTCAAATACAGGCGCACACGCATGCATGCGCGTGAACTTATCAGCGCCACGGCTAGGAGTAAACGGCGTCACAGGTATTCCCATGCGCTGTAATTCCTGTGTCAGCGGCATTCCTGACCCCTTTTGCTCAATTAATACCATATCAGGCTCATATAAACCATACATTTCATTGGCCTGCTCTTTTAGTTCAGGAAACTCCCAACGTCCCTTAACCGCATCCAATAAAATAATACTGTCTGTATCGCTTTCCTCATCTACAAAAATACCCCAAGTCGTAATCGCGCTGTAGTCAGCACGGTCGCTTTTACTAAATGCAGTATCGTAACTCTGAATAATATAGCTACATGGAGGTGGATCGTCCTTCTCCCACGTATTCCACCACTCGCGCTTGATTATAGCGCCCTCTTCAGCAGTGGGGTTCTGCATGTACTGAGCGTTCCACTTGGCTACTGGAATAGACGCCTTAACGCCCTCAAGCTCATCTAAGCTCCAATACTCAGGCCACAGCGGATCACCAGAGGGCATAATGGCAGGAAACTCAACAATGTCCCACTGATCCGCGTTCTTCTCGCCCTGCTTGGATAAAACCTTGGCTGTTAAATCACGAATAGACCAACGGGTCATAACAATGATAATCGCGCCGCCCGGTTGTAAACGCTGGCGAGGGCCAGACGTATACCACTCGTAAATATTATCTAATGCCGTAACGCTTAACGCATCCTGTTCGGAAACAGGATCATCAATAATAGCCAAGTCTGCACCACGACCAGCAAGAGCGCCCCCAACGCCAACAGCATAATATTCACCGCCACCGTTCGTACTCCATCTACCACTAGCCTTTGCATCCGTTGCCAAGCTGACGTTGGGAAATACATCTCTGAAATCATCACTATCAATTAAGTTTTTAATCTTCCTACCAAAGCCAACCGCAAGTTCCGCCGTGTGCGTTGCCTGAATGATCTTCTTTGTAGGATCACGACCCATTAACCAAGTCGGAAATAAATAACTAGCAAACTCTGACTTGGTATGTCTAGGCGGCATGTTAATAATTAACCGCTTTAATTTACCGTCAGCCACCGCTTGAAGCTTTTCTGCATAGATTTTATGGTGCCTGCCCTCAATGAACTGAGGCCAAACGTGATTAACAAAGCTCATAAAGTTTTTGCTTTTTTCTTCACGCTGATCTAACGTAGAAAGCCGCTCCAACATGGGAGCGACTGTCGCTAACTCTTCCTCAGTTAGATATTCGGCAATGCTGTTAATGTCCTTCATTTGTTACCAATCGTTAATCTTAAAGGTTCTTTAGGAACCATAATTGCTTGTTCATTTAAAGGCCTTACAGGTGTTGGGTAATTACCAGTCCTTCTAGCTTCGAAAATATCATCAAAAGTCCTTTCGTCAGCTATTTTTGCCTGCATACCTCTATGAACTTGATTTTTAAAAGCTCGGACTTTTAATTTTTGCGCAAGTTGCTCAATCATTCTATTAACAGTTACGCTATCATATCCTTTTAAACTAAGTGATTTTGCAGTTTTTTGAAGTGTACTTCCTATAGACATAGCCATGTTTTCGCTAGGAAATTGAGATTTTAACGCCGCTTTCAAGCCGCTTGGATTCGGCTTGGAACCACGACTACTTTTAAAATAAGGATTTGCGATTTCAGTGGGGGTTAATGTTTTTAGTGTCACTGGTCCCGCTCTAGTAAGAGGATCATACTTTGGACCCTCTGCGGCTCTAGCTTTCATCTCAAGTACAGAGTTGTAATACATTTCTTTGGCTGACATATTTTTGTAAGCATCTCGTGTGGCTACTAAATCAGCACGAAATGCCTTAGTCAGTGCAGGGTCTTTTAATCTTGCATTAATTTCATTTATTTTAGTTTTCTTAAAATCATAATATTCTGATGGACCTCCTTCCGCTCCATAGCGATTAAAACCGCCGCTGCCGTCTGAACCGTGACCCAAACTGTCAAACTGCTTAATATGCTCAACCTCATGTAACACTAGCGGTGCAGCATTTTGATCTAAAGGTCTTAACATTCCAGTTGTAGGATTTCTGTCTGTGTTTAATGTAATGGTATTATCGTATGGATGAGCGCCACCACCTACATCGAAAGTATCATCTGGGGTATCTTCAATATACCGAATGGTATTTCGTGGTGGTGCCATAGATGATGGGGGGGTTGCAGCATCTGACCGCACTCTATTCTGAGGGCGCAGAACTCTCTCAATATCAACACCTCCCTCACTTATAGCTGATACATCTACATCTCCAGAAGAAAGTACACGTTCCGCTGGAAGCATAGCAGGAGGTCCAACCTCTGGTCGCCCAGCTACGTCTGTTCGCTTATATACTGTCATTCCAAAGCGTTTCAATATATCTGCTTCACTAACACCAGCCGCATACGCATCCTGTGCGGCGTTGTGATTCAGATATTCAGCTTTACCCTGCGGCCCGTAGGGCGCAAGAGTGGCTGGCACTATGTCAGCCATAGCATCCCTCTGAGCTTTAAAATTATAAAACTGCTGCCTAAAAAAATCGTCGGCTTTGTTAGTTCCAGCACGAACACCAGACCTAGCCAAACTACCAGCTTGCAAAGCACCGGGAACACCACCAAGCAAATTTAAACCAGTTAAAGCCGCGTTTACACCCGCCCCCTTTAAATCACCTTCAGCAAGAGAACCTATTGTGTCACCGCCACTGTTCGCAGCCGCACCTAGTGATGTGGCAATGCCAACGGGCGTTGCGTCAAGATACCCAGAAGCAACGCCAAGCAGTGTGTTTGGAACGCCCAATTCTACTAACTTCTTAGCAAAATAAGCTCCGGGTTTGTTTATGTTTGCATCCCCATCCTTCTGCGCGTCAGTCAATCCTGTTAAGCGTAAAGCATTCATATATTCATCATAAGCAACCTTGTCACGATAGCTCATAGTAGTGGATCGATCACCTGTATTTGGATCAACGTACAGGCCGGGAGATAACTTGGGTTCAGCATAATCCACGCCTAATCCTGATGTTGTGTATGGATCACTCATAATGCCTTTGTTAGCGCGGTTAGTAGCGCGTATCCGCATTTGTTCTATTTCATCTTCAGTAAGTTGATTTTGTTCTAAATTAATAACGAAGTCATTATAAATAGGGTCTTCAATTTTGTAATCTTCTCTGCCTAATCGTGCTGCTAAATCTTTAAATAAGGGACTTCTCGGTTTTATAGCTTCAAACCCACGCTGTGATAGCGTCTGATTGCTAAGAGATGGAATTACGTTGGGGCGGTAGTACGGAGCAGTTCCTGATGAAACTTCTGGAATTTTCTGCACGTATGTAACGTTTTGAACTGTTGGCTCAACAGCCCCATCGTTGTCATTATTTTGTAAAGACTGAAGTGTAGCATTAATTGCCTGCGCAGTGTTGTTGTCTTGAGCATTTTGCGCAGACGCAATTGGAGCGCGGTACAAAGGCGCAGTAGCATTTTGCGCAGACGCAATCGCAGCTTGCACAGCAGCATCGTTATCGTTGTCATCACCGTAATCAAAAACAGATGGATAACTAATGCCTAAGTCTTCGTCGCTCTGAAAATTATCGTCATTAGCAGAATCGCCAAAGGCATTAAAATCTACTTTTTTTTTAGGGCGCATGCCACCCGCATCTGGATTTCCGTAAGTAGAATCTACACCACCGCCGTTAGCAAATCCCTGCGGACCAGATAACGCAGCAAGAAAATTATCAGCAGCAGTCGCTAAACCAGAACTAACCATGCCACCGTCAGCAAACTGCTGAACACCCCTGACCTTAACGCCCGGTACAGACCGCCTTGGAATAGTAGGGCCACCAGTGCTAACACCACCGCCAGAATCAACAGAGCGCCTTGTATTTACGTTGCTAGGGCCACGAACAGTA